GTACACAAATGGTTTTTTACCCAATTCGTTTCTATATTCTGCAAAATCATCAGTAGACATACCAATCTCATTATCTTTGTCATCCAATACCATAATTTTTGTTGGCATATTCATTACATTGTCATCCCAATCAAAAGCGTAATATTTGTGGTCAGGTAATCCTGATGGGTCCATACCCTCAGTTACCATTTCTAACAATTGTCTTCTAATTGATTTTTTTAAATTCATTACTTTTTGTCTTTTGATAATTTTGCAATGATACTTTCTAACTGTGATTCAGTTAAAACAATGTTTTGTGGTTTTTTAGAATAAGTTTTTTTACCATTAGTTGGTACTTCTAAACTTTCCATTAATACTTTTTTTGTAAATTCCATAGTTTTATATATAAATAATAGGGAGGGGGTTTTTATTTCCCCTCCCGTGTTTATTTTTAAATATTTTCAAACGAAGCTCCTGTTGGTGTAATCAAGAACTCAATGTCAATGAATTCAAGAGCTTTTGTTGGTTTAAGGTAAATTTTACCTGTCATTGTGTTTCTATCCAAGTCTTCAGGTGTGTTTGTCACAACAACTCTAAAGTCAATTAAACCTCTATCTCTTCTGATTGAATCCAAAATTGGATTAACAGAGTCTAAGAAATCTTGTCTAACTTTGTCATCGTTTTGTTCAAACAACAATCTGACAGCTACTGCTGAAATCAACTTACGAGCTTGTAACAACAATCTTCTTACGTTAATTCTATCAAGAGCAGATTCTGCGACTTGAGTAGTCTTGTTACCAAAAATCAAGGTTCCAACATCAGAGAAAGTTGCGATTGGGTTGATTCTACCTTGATATAATGTATCTCTATCGTCTTGTGTAAGTTTCTTACGAGCTTTAACTGAATTTACAATACCTCTTGTATAACCCGCTGATGCGAACCAAGGGAATGAAATGTTATCAGTCAATGCTAAGTTTCTACAAACCTCAGCGGTTGGTGGAAGATAAATTTGAGTATTATTCACAGTGTCTCTTGTTAATACCCAAGGGTAGTAAGTTGCTGTGTAGTTAGAATCAATTCCTGTTGTGTCCAAATTATCAACAGCTTCAGTTGGATAAATCAAATCAGTTTCGTACGATGTTGTAGTATCAACAAACATATTGTAATCAGGACAAGTCATAACATATAAAGAGTCAGCCCTTTGAGATTCAATCATATCAATTGCGTCTTCAACTAAGTTAGAGTTATTAACAAAATCAATACCCGGTGTTACAAACACGTTAATATTTGTAGCCTCAGGGTTAGCAAATGTTTGTTGACCTAGTAAGTATGCGTAGTAGTCAGTGTTAGCAAAATCAGTAGTATTACCTTCTACAGATATTTGTTTGAACGCTCCCCAACCAGTTGCACTTGGGAACTGAGTTGTTGGTGATGCACCTTTTAAGTAACCCGGACCACCCAATACAAAGTTATCACCGTTGGTTCTTGATTTTCTATAAATGTCCCAACCATCAAAACCTCCACGAGCAAACAATGTGAATTTTCTTGACTGAATTCTAAAATATGGATTTGTAGGGTCACTTGAGTCAGTTGGTCCAAAAGAAGCGTTTCCAACTTCAAAAGCAGAAGTACCCGAAGTACTATAAGAGTTTGAAATTGTTACAACAGTCGCTCCTGAATCCATGTGGAATCCCTTAGATAAGAAATCCCAATAACTTGGTGAAGTTTCGATTGTTAAATTTGAAGGTGTGATAATACCTTTATAATTAAAATATTCAGGGTCATAACCAATTGTGTTGGACAAACCTAAGAACACTCTATTAATTTTATCACCTGAACTTCTTTGAACAGATGATAAAGGTGGTTGGAATATAACCTCACCAGCAACATCATATTTAGTTTTATAAATTGGAAATGGTGTTGTTGAACCATAATAATTTCTCATTGAATATCCTTCGAAACCACTCGGTAATGCGTCTGTCGGTGCTTCAGAACTAATTTCTAACATTACATATTTAGACCTTACTTGATATTCACCATCACTAGTTCCAATTTTCACACCAACGAAACTGTTAGAAGTTGGGTTCATAGAACAATTTGTATATTTTTCTAAGAACACTGGATTTGCATCTGTATCGTTATATGCTCTGATACCAACATCAAAAGTACCATTGTTAAATGAAACGTTTAATATTGATATTTTTACTTCTTGGTTAGCGTCGTTACCATCAGAAATTAAAATAAACTTGAATAATTTATAAACAGTATTACCTCTCAATTCTGAAACTAAATAAGGTGTTTCAGGAGTTTGATATTTTTCTAAGTAACAACCGATAGATTGTAAAGTACCATTGTCGTCTTGTGCGGATGGTAAAGCGGTGATTGATTGGTTAATACCTCTAATGTAACCTTTCTTGTATGAATAATTAAGTAAATTTGTAAATTGTTCTTCAACAAATAAAGGAACCTCATCTGAAGGTTTACCGAAGTTAGAAAAACCAAACACTTTAGAAATATAATTACTGTCTGTTGAATCCAAAGACACTTTAAATTCAAACGTACTACCATCATTAGTAACACCCGAAATTCCGAACGGTGCGTAAGGACTCATTGTTACACCACTATAAACGCCATTACTATCCAATACAACACTAGTCGTACCCGTAACTTCATAAACAGGATTTGTTCCTGTTGTATATGTTGACAGACCTCTTGAACGTAAAGTCGCAACAACAACATCGTTGTATTCTGTAAAGGCAGTACCAATTTGTGTAAAAGCTGATAATTGAACCGAACCCGAAAACGAACCTGACGCACCTGTTAATGTGTTAATTTTTGAACTAAATGAATATCCCGAATATCCATTACCTGTTGTTGGGTTGAATTGAGCGTAGTACCAAGCGTCATTATCTCTACTTGAATAAACTGTATCAGTATTTTTTAAACTCGGAACATCATAAACATTTGTTAATCCTGTCCATCCACCACCCGTAAGTGAGTTATAATAAGAGTCGGGTATTGTACCAAATACGTAAGCAGTTGTTGCACTTGTTGATGCCGCAGATGCGTTAGAACCAATTACACTACTAACAAATGTCTTCAACTCAGAACTGATTGTTGAAGTTGTACCATCCGATAATGTGAATTGACTATTTAAATCAGGACTAAAAATAGTTGATGGGAATGGAGACTCAAACAAAATAGTTGATGTCCCACCAGTTGTTCCTGTAAAAGTTACGGAAACCGACGAAAGAACACTACTTTGTGAAACTGAACCACCACTTACGTTTGCAATAGTACTAATAGACCAAGATGGTCCCGCATCATAACCCGACAAACCAAGAATTCTTGATACGAATAATTGGTTAGATTGTGATAAGTATGATTTGGCGATATACGCCGCTTCGTATTTTGGTATTTGTGTATCTACAAATTTTTCAGGTGAAGTACCCCCAAAAATTGCTGAAAATTCATCGAAACTTGATACGAAGATTGGCTCAAAAGCCGGACCTCTCAAAGTTTCTCCTACAATACCTAACGTTGTAACACCTACGCTCTGTGCTACAAATGATAAGTCACGTTCTGAAGTGTATACTCCAGGTGAAACGAAAACTTTATTTGATGTTGCCATTATTTGTTTTTTTTTTATAAGTTGTTTTATTTACTACATAAATATTATTGATTTTTGTAAAAATCTTAGTATAGGGATACTATTTATAAATCAGTATGAATAAATTCTTCCTTTTTTCTGCCCAATGAAAAAAACACTCAAAAAAATAAAGAATATCAAGATATCTGAAGAATCACACACAATTCTTAAAAAGTATTGTGAAGAAAATGGACTTAAGATTTATGGATTTTTAGAAAATATTATTAAAGAAAAATGTCGTATTAAGACCGACATTTACGGTGACCCGTTAGACTAATTTAATATCAAACAAAATATTTGAATCATTATTTGTTTGACCAGTCTTTTTTTCAATTTGAATCACCAAACCAATTTGTGAACTCATTGGAAAATAAGACAAATCCTGTCCAATATACTCTTGAACACCATGAGTCAATGTATATGCACTATAATGTTCAACATTTTCAGAACTTACAAAATTAAAGTCATAATTTGTTGGTAATGAACTTTGTGTTAAAGTGGTATTTGAACCAATAAATTGATAATTTGTTGGTATATTGTTTGGATTGGGAGTCGAAGCTATTGCTTTTCTTGATTTGGTTTTAGTACTAACGTCAACCATAGTTAATACTCTTGACACCGCAGGTGCCACTTCAAACTGTTCTTCATCCAATAAAACACCTAACATTTTGAATGTATAATTCTGAATGAAGTATCTTCTTTTTTGTAATTCAACCACCGATTCATCTGAAATACCATCCATAATAATCGGAATGTATCTTCCCTTAATTAACGCATATGATTGTCTTGATGAAAATTTATCTAAAACCTTTTGATTAAATGCATTCAACTCTCGCATTCTATTTGTAAAGATTTTTATTTCGTATGTAATATCAACGGGAATCGGTTGTGGTATTTTATAAACATCCATACCATTTCTTGCTCCGTCAAAATTGGGAACCAAAGCGTATTGAAATAGTGGTCTACCTGGTATTCTATAATTTGTTGCTCCCTGATTTGTTCCATAGGGTGTTTCAGGTTTTCTAACTGTAGCAACAAAAGGTGGTTTAATGTTCGAATCTAAATCTTGAAAATTCCAAGTTTGTGTAAACTGTGCCCAGTTCTGAGTGGTAATAATAACATCAACTGTGTTAACAACTTTTCCGTTAACACTAATTCTTAAATCATTCTTCACAAAATCTAACATCCCCCTATCCAAATCGGCATGATAAATTCCTTTTGGAAGATATGTTCCATCTTTTTGAATTTGTTCCAACAATTCTTCCCTTCTTGGTTGAAGAATTTTTTTTGGTGTCAAAGAAATTGTTTTAACAAGTTTTTTTGGTGTTGCCATTATATTCCTTTAAATTCGTCTTCATTTACAGGTGTACAAACAAATGTTCTATAAAATGGTTTGTATCCACCATATGTGTGTTTATTGTCCGAAACAATCCTTCCGTCATCTGCAACAGAATAATATCT